ATTTTGCGCCATATTTACTTACTGTTTCTATGAACAATGAAAGTTACGAATATTAATATTAGAGTTTGCACTACTAACGAAAGATTTCCAACAATTGAAAATATTTCAACTGCTTGCATTAATTCTCTAAATTTAAAATGGCTGATAATTTAACGACGACCTCATTATAATATTCGATACATCTTAAATTATTGCTACTTTCGTAACCATAATATAAGTAATCAAGCTCATAGTCATTAAGACGCATAGTTTTAATTTGTTCCCAAGAAACAATTTCTTGGAACTTACCGACGTAAAGATCCCCACCAAGATACTTCCTACATGTTTGGTAGATATGATTTTCATAATGTAATAACATTTTTATGAAAGCCTTATCTGCCCAACACTCTATTCTAAAAGCAAATATTCGGAGGAGTATCCACATCGGATCGGGATTTTTATCACCAATAATTAGACTACAAAACATTTTGTTCCTATTCATTAGTGGTAAATAAATCCCATTTTCAGATTTTATAAATTTTGTGGACAAAAATTCGCACTCAAAAAGTGGTATGTGTTCAGCGCTTTCCCGCGTAATACACATTCCTAACTGCATATAATATCTGTCCATTACTGTAAAATTCAAAAAGTTGGCGTCAGACAATCTAACGCCAACACAGCAATCATCACCCACTATCGCACACCTCATTAATTTGACTAGGTGCTCACATGAGGGATCAATGCCTATCTCCATGCACCGTTGGTAATACATATAACATAACGCTATTATACTTGCCATAGTATTATCAATGATTGTGTTCGCTTGACCAGACGTATTACCTACTTCTTTCAAAAGTAAGTATCCTTTTTCAAGGACAAGCAGAGAATTTTGAATATTCAGATAGATAAATTTAAGGACCGCCATTAATAATCGGCGATCAAGATCAGGGTCATATGAATCACAGCGGTAATCACGCACAATATCAGTAATAACTGATGAAATCGTGGTGTCAAATTCCTTACCATCTATACCCAAAACACACTCATAATCACCAAAAGACGTGATTAAGTTGTGCCAACCCCTCTTAAACTTCGACATCCCTACTTTAGAAAAAGTAGAATTAAATGCCGTCATAAATTTATTATTAAAATCCAAACAATATTTGTTTTGCAACACCACAAAATCAACTGGTGCTGCCAAAAAAACTCTAATTTTTTGAATAGGCATGTCCAATTTTGCGTTACTACGCATTTCGTATTTTTGGCTAACTTGCCAAAAAACACGAAAAGAATCATCGCTAAAAGCCTTATTTTCAAGACTTTCAACGACAATTTGCCAATGTTTAAGTTCAAAAAATTGTTTTTTTGATTTAAAGTAATTGTGACTAGAATATGGGTAACCGCATGAAGTGTTCTTATTAATACTTTTCATGCAGTCATCCCAAGTAATCACTGATGAGTTAGTAACAAACTCATCAAACATAAAGTGCAAAAAACGGTAAGCAAAAGTTAAAGCTAAACCATTCACACCATCAGGTTTCTTTTTACCATACTTAGAAACCGCCAAATAACCAGTTTCTAC